CGTATTTTTAATTTGGTTCTCGTAGAACCTGGAAAGTCCTTTGTACGAGTAATTCAATCAATAGGACGTGGTATAAGAAAAGCAAAAGACAAGGATCACGTAGAAATATGGGATATAACAAGCAGTTGCAAATTTGCAAAAAGACACCTAACACAAAGAAAAAAGTTTTACAAAGAGGCAAATTACCCGTATAATATAGAAAAGATAAATTATGAAAATTCTTTCACTGGATAACGAAACATACAAACTAGAAAAAATACCTGAGTGGGTTGATGAAAAAATGCGGTTTGCTGTATTAGATAATTCAGATCCAACCAATCCTGACTACTTTTACATACCTCTAATATTTTTAGAAAGTTTTAACGCACCAGCGGCAGTTTTACAAATTGGCAAATATAAAATTTCAATGCCTCTTGATTGGAAAATGGTCATAGGAGAAGCTGAGCAAGGTGAACTTCATGTTATGCCAATTACAAGTTTAAACGATAGAGGCTTTGATGCTTTCCTTTTTAATCCATTAACTGGAGGACATCCTGAGTTTGGTTATGTTGACATTGTAGATATCTACACAGAAGTCAAATGGTACTTCCCAAAAATTAAATCAGGACAACTTCTTGCTGTGCCTTTGACTGATGGCCCAAATCCGCAATGTGCGTATTTTGTTAAAGATATTTCAAGACAGTGTGAACAATTAGATTATGGCCAGTGTTTCTAAAAGAAAACTTAACAGTAGAATTGTAAGTATAAAAGCACCTGTAATGATGATTACACAAGGTGACGGGCACGATGAACCCGTTTGGATGGACAGACATTTTTTTCCAGACTTGCTAGATAGAATAAGAAAGTATAAAATAGAAATGTTAGGAATAGAATTCAAACACAATAAAGTTAAAATAAAATTTAAAGACTACAAACACGCAACAAAATTTAGACTAATATATGAAAAAAGCAACACGTAAATTTTTTGAACTTAGAAACGGCTTAAAGGCCATTGACTATAGAAATAAAGATTATTTTGATCGTATAGATGATAAAGAAAGATCGTTATATTCACCTTACATGATTATGCGTTATGCATCAAGTGTTACAGGTGATAAGTTCTACCAAGAACATTATGTTGAAATGATTAATGAATGTGTAAACAAGAACTTGTTTACATTATCAGGAAAACACAAAAAGCTGTGTTGGATTTTAACTGCTATGTGTGGTGGATTAAAACAGCAGTTTCATCCATGGATAAAACCAATGAAACGTGTTCCAAACAAAAGTCTAAAACAATTACAACAATTATTCCCACACGCCAAGGAGTTGGATCTTGAAGCACTGGATAAAATTATTACAGACAAAGAACTAGAAGAACTTTTAAGCGACCATGGAATCGAATAATTTTAAATGTACATACTGCAATAAAAGTTTTCAAAGAGAAAGAACTCTGCAGGTTCATATGTGTGAACCAAAAAGAAGACATTTACAAAAAGGAGAAAAATGGGTTCAAAATGGCTTTATAGTATTTTGTAGATTCTATCAAATTCATCAAAAAAACACAAAGCCAAAAACATATGACCAATTTTGTGACAGTGCTTATTACAATGCATTTGTTAAGTTTGGTCGTTACATGATGCATACCGGTCCGTTGTATCCTGAAAAATACATTGACTATGTTATACTATCAAAAGTAAAACTAGATCATTGGAGTAGAGATGATTTGTATGAACAGTATCTTAAAGATACATTAAAGACAGAACCAGTTGAAGCCGCATTAAGAAGATCAATCGCCACAATGATGGATTGGGCTGAAGAACAAAAAGTGCAATGGTCGGACTATTTTAGATTAGTCAATACGAGTCGTGCAGTACAACACATACAGTCAGGAAAAATAAGTCCATGGCTTATACTAGGTTGTGATGCAGGCAAAAAAATGTTAAAATCATTTACAGACGAACAATTACAAATGATACAAAATTATATTGATCCTGAATTTTGGCGTAACAAGTTTAAAAATTATCCAGCTGATCAATTATTTGTACAAGAGACAGCAAAGGAGGCTAGAATTGAGTAAAATAAATTTAGAAATTGATGATCATTTAGACATAGAAATTGGCGACAGTGTTATAGTAATTAAAAAAGACGGATCAGTTGGCAAAGTTATTTTACCAGAAATGACTCCGGATCAACAACACACGCCGGGTTACAAACAGATGTTGAAAGTTTTAGATATGTTAAAGCCGGGAACGTCACAAAAATTTAGAGAGCTTCACAAAGGAAAATTACACTAATGCCTGATGTAGATATAGATTTTATTAATAGAGACGAAGTGTTAAAATTGTTTGAACACATTCCTGCGTCAATAATAAAAGAAGATAAAACTGAAAAACACAAAACCGGTGTTTACTTTCATAAGATTCCAACTAATCCAATTACAGGACACGCAAGTTTTGATTACAAGAAAGCTGAAGAAAGAGGTTATTTTAAAATTGATTGTTTGAACGTAAGCATCTATAAAGATATTAAAAGCGAAGAAGAACTTGTAAAATTAATGATTGCTGAACCGGATTGGAGAATATTAAATGAGCTTTGCTATGTTGATACACTTTTCCATTTAAATGGACATTTCAATATAGTGCAAAAACTTAAACCAAAAAGTATAGAACAACTAGCGGCTGTATTAGCAATTATAAGACCTGCAAAGAGATATCTATTAGATAAAACTTGGACAGAAATAATGGAAGAAGTTTGGATAAAGCCAACAGATGGCAGTTACTTCTTTAAAAAGTCACACGCTGTTGCCTATGCTCAAGCTATTGTGGTACAAATGAATTTAATTCTCAAAGGTAAATATACTTTTAGTGTACAACCGGAAACTAAAAAAACTAACTAAAAAATCTAAAATTATCAAAGTAGACCTGCCCAATGACTGGACCTACGGTGTGGAACTTGCAAGGCAATTAGACTACGTCAAAAAAACTAAAAAATCTGTAAGGTGTAGAGTTGAAAAAGAATGGGACTACGACTGGCTAAAATATAGTTTTCCTAAATGGGTGCAAATTTGGAAAGAAAAAAATATTGAAATAAAGTGGAACGCTAGACAGCGTTCTTTTTTTTTGAAGTATGTTAAACCGGGCGTCTAACTAATTGAATAGTTCTTCTTTTAATTCTTTTCTTAGCAATATCACTTAATCTTAAACAAGGTCCATGAACAATTTGAATGTCTTTTGTTGCCAATGATATCAACGTTGAACGGAAGTACGTCCAATCACCTTTAAGAAAAATATTAATTGGAATTTTTCTGTTTGATTCCCACCACCATACTTCGCCTAACCTTAGATAATCCATTTTGTCTTTAGGACTCATTATTCTTCCATAATCATAGACACTTGTAATTTGGTTATCTTGGTTGGAAATTATACCAATAAATTCAAGGCTACCCTTTCTTATGAGTGATAAGAATGGAAATTTCTTGCCTAATGTTTCAAAAACTTCGTTCATGCTATTCTATAAATACTGTTAAATATGCTATATGCAAACAGTATCAAGGTATTTACTTACAAATTTGGTAATAGCCTACATAAATGGTTATCACGGAAGGAATTCGAAAGTGTACGATAGACGATTAAAATTATATAGAGGTGCTTCTAATCCAATCACTTTCAGCTTTAAGAACGAAGATCAAAAAGCCCAAAGCATCACATCAAAAACATTTGAATTTGCAATGATTGATACAAACAGCAAAAAAGCTGTTCTTACAAGAACTATGACTACATTAGACGATGGTTCTACTTTTTCTAGCAGAGGCACAGCATCAGTTACTATAACGGATGGAGATCTACTTGGGCTAGATTCTCAGTTTTATGAATACAGTATAAGAGAGGTCCTAAATGACGGCTCTAGCACATATTACCAAGTAACCTACTCTGATACAGGATATAATGCCGCAGGATCTATAGAATTATTAGATGGCGGGTTCCCTCAATTTGTTCCAAGCGTTGAAGTGAAATCATTTACAGCACAAAGCAACCCAAATCAATATCCATTAAAATATGTTTCTAATGGCACGATACAGGCCTATCCAGGGCAAAACAACAATGATGCATTACACACAATCGCTGTGTACACACAAGGATTTTCAGGCACATTGAAAATTTTAGCAACAATGGATACAACACCTGAAACCACAGATTACTTTACAGTAAGCACAATCACTGATTTACCAACGTCAGGTGTAAAATATTACACATTCACTGGCGTTTACCAATTTGTTAAATTTGCATACGACAATGCAACTGATAACACTGGTATAGTTGACAAAATCCTATATAGACAGTAAAATATAGCTATGAACCTGATCCAGTCTACTATTCTGACATCGTTGCCTGCAGGCCGAAAGAAAACACCGTCTGGGTGGATAGCCTTTAATGCTCCGTGTTGTATTCATAACGGAGAGACTCAAGACAAGAAAAAACGTGGTGGACTTATGACATCTGCCGACGGCACAGTTTCATATCACTGTTTTAACTGTGGCTACAAAGCCAGTTATGTTATTGGTAGACGCCTTTCTCAAAAGATGAGAACCTTTATGAGTTACATTGGCATACCAGATGACACAGTTAGAAAACTTGCCATTGAGGCAATGCGTCATGAAGCAAGTGATACAAAGTATGAACGTAAAAAATTTGTAACATTTAATAAAAAAGATTTACCCAAACATACCAAAAGGCTTGAACAATGGCTAGAACAATACACAACACTAAGTTCGAGTGAACAAAAAAATATAGACAATCTTTTGAATTATCTTGGCAGTAGAGGTATAGGTCCTGACTGGTATGATTTCATGTACTCTCCAAATAATTATTTTGATGTAAACAAAAGATTATTAATTCCATTTTATTGGCGTGGAGACATTGTAGGATTTACTGGTAGACTATTTGAGCCTTTAGAAAAAGTAAAATATTTTACAGACGTCCAACCTGGATATGTTTTTAATATGGACGCACAGGATTGGACAAGAAAATTTGTAATAGTGACAGAAGGACCGTTTGATGCAATTACCATTTCTGGAGTCAGCATACTTGGATCGGAGGTAAATGATATACAGAGGGAGTTGATCAACGGATTGAATAGAAAAGTAATTGTTGTACCAGATAGAGATCAACCAGGACAAAAACTAATAGATCAAGCAATAGAGTTTGGTTGGAGTGTTGCTTTTCCAAAGTGGGAGGAATCGGTTGCTGATGTGGCTGATGCTGTGTTAAAATATGGAAGACTTTTTACAATGCAATCTATTTTAAAAAGCACAGAATCAAGCAAACTTAAAATAGATTTGAATAGGAAATTATATGGATAAGGAAATAACAGATTTAAAAAAAGAGGTTAAAGATCTTAAAAAAGTAATAAATGACTTGGATAAAAAATTATCTAAGCATATAGTTTTTATTGAGCAGGTATATGGACCTCTACAAAAATCAATAGATAAATTTAAAAGGTTTTTTAAATAATGGCTGAATATACATTTGACGTACAAAAACTTTATTTAGAAATGATGCTGGCAGATGCAGAATCATATGCTAGAGCTCAGAATATATTTGACCCAAATAATTTTGACAGAAAACTGCAACCAACGGCAAAGTTTATTAAAGAGTATTCAGAAGAGTACAAAGTGTTGCCTGAAGTTGAACAAGTCAATGCAAAGTTTGAAACAAAATTAAAAACAGCAAAAGATCTAGACCCAAGTCACTTTGCTTGGTTGCTAGATGAATTTGAAACATTTTCTCGTCACAAAGCACTTGAACGTGCAATACTTCAATCAGCTGATCTACTTGAAAAGGGGGACTATGCTCCGGTTGAAGACAAAATAAAAGAAGCAGTCAATATTGGACTGACTCGTGACATGGGTACAGACTACTTTGAAGATCCAAAAGGTAGATTGGAGAAACTTAAAAACTCCAATGGACAAGTCAGCACAGGTTGGCCAAATCTAGATAAGAAACTGTTCGGTGGATTTAACCGAGGTGAACTAAACATTTTTGCAGGCGGATCAGGTGCAGGTAAAAGTTTGTTCTTACAGAATCTTGCAGTGAATTGGGCAACCGCTGGCTTGAACACAGTTTACATAAGTTTTGAATTAAGTGAATCTTTAGTGTCTATGAGATTAGATGCAATGATTACAAATATCCCAACTAGAAAAATATTTCCAGAATTAGAAAACGTTGAAATGAAAGTTAAAATGATGGCTAAGAAATCTGGAAACTTGCAAATAAAATATTTGCCAAGTGGTAGCACAGTATTGGATATTAAATCCTATATTAAAGAACTTGAAATAAAAAACAAGAAAAAAGTAGATGCAGTGTTAATTGACTATTTGGATTTAATGATGCCAAAGTCTAAAAGAATTTCTCCTGCAGACTTGTTTATTAAAGACAAATATGTTTCAGAAGAATTAAGAAATTTAGCAACAGAATCAAATGTTGTGTTAACAACTGCCTCACAATTAAACAGAGCTAGTGTTGAAGAAATTGAATTTGATCATTCGCACATTGCAGGCGGATTATCTAAAGTGCAAACAGCAGACAACGTGTTTGGTATATTCACATCGAGAGCAATGAAAGAGCGTGGTAGATATCAAATACAGTTTATGAAAACAAGATCATCTAGTGGAGTTGGAATGAAGATAGATTTAGAATTTGACATAGACACATTGAGAATAAGAGATCTAGCTGAAGATCAAGAGTACAATCAATTTAAAAAACAGACGTCAACAATATATGATTCTCTAAAACAAAAAAGCAAAGTTTCAGCAGATAGACCTAAAGAACTAGATCCAACCAAAGGTGATAACATTGGTAAAGTGAAAGCCACAGTTGAAGGTGGAAAACTAAGACAACTGTTAAATGAATTGCATTCGGATGAAGAACAGTAATGACATTTTATATTTGTACGAAAAATTAAGTACAAACTATCCGCAATACACAAATAAAAAACCTAAAGCAAAAATTTACAGCAAAGCCTACACTAGTCTAATTGGTGTAATGTTGTCAGCCCAGAGTCAAGACAAAAGAACCGCTGTGGCTTGTAGACAGTTGTTTACACTTGCTGACAACCCAGATGATATGATCAAATTAAGTAGAGAAGAAATTATTGAAGCAATTAGACCTGCAGGATTACACAATGCTAAAAGCAAAAATATTCTTGCTACAAGCAAAATGTTGTTAGAACATTTTGATGGACGTGTGCCACAAACACAAAAAGAACTAATGACACTACCGGGAGTTGGTAGGAAAAGTTCTGACATTGTAATGAGATTTGTTTGGGGACAACCACACATAGCAGTTGATACACACGTTTTTAGATTATTATGGAGACTAGGTTGGGCAGACAATCTTAATGAAGCAAAAGCAAGTATAACTGTAAACAACACCACGCCCGACAAATACAAATACGGTGCTCATATGTGGTT